GTAGATATAACACCTTGTGTCTCAAACTCTTTTAACTTTGACATTGCAAAGTCTATTTCAGCTTGGGACTTTGCTGTTTCAAGCCATTTAACCCACGCTTGATAAACCACATCAGCAGACTGCTTTCCCTTTACACCCATTAACTCAATACTGGCGGTAAAGCTATTTAGGTTTGCTTCTTTAGCCTTGAACCCATCTGAAATCCTATTAAGAGCAACATCCAAATCAAAACCAAGCGCTTGCGCACCCTTTCGCCCTGCTGCAAGTTTTGAATCTAATGAAGAAACAGCATTTCCACCTTGCTCCATAGCACTAACAATACCTTTACCAGTATTGTCAAATTCCACCTTTAATCCTTGCGCGGCTAAGGTGGTTTGGAGAGTTTTTTGGGTTGCAAGATCAGAAGCTTTTACCGTTCCATCCATTGCAGTTAATTGAGCATTCACCCAATCTTGAGCAGCCTTAATTTTTGACTCTGTAAGTTTGGAACTTTCTGCCTGATAAGTTTTTTCTTTTGCTTCAAGTTCTGCTAGACCTTGAGTAGCAATATCTATAGCGGCCTGATTACCAGTTTTTCTTGCTTCAAATAATTGCTGTTCCAGCAAAACCCTTTGATCACTGATGGCTTTGTAATCTGCTGCATGTTTTGCTTCTTGAGCATTGAGTTCATCCAATGTTTTCTGACTAGTGGCTAAAGAATCCGCATTCTTTTGCTCTTGGGTTTTGCTAATTTCCTCCCATGCTTTTTTTCCATCTGATTCAAACTTTAATGCACTATTTGAAGCTTTAGAGTAATGCTCCTCAGCTTTTTTCGTCATAGCCTCAGCATTAGCAGCAAATTCTCTACTTGCATCACCCTATGTTACTGCGGCTAAAGCCTTATTAGCCGCAGCTGCTATACTATAAAAAGCCCCAGTTAAGAGATTAGCTACAATTCCTATCGCCTTAAATCCATCATTTAGAAAGCCAATAGCAACATTTAGTGCTTGTAAGAATTTGGTTAATCCATTTGTTTTATCCGAAGCGCCATCTACACCGCTATTAAAGTTGAAAATTGCTCCAAGAGTTTCATTTAGCAGCTCGAATGTTATTTTAAAAGCTTCTCCAACTGTGTTTGCTAGCGATTTAAGGGCATCATAAGCTGAAACTAAGACTGATTTAAATGTTTCTATTGTTGCTGTATCTATCAGATTTATTTGAGATCCTATCCACTCAAAACCATCTCCAATGTCATTTAATACAACATCCAAATCTTTAATGTTATCAGCAATTGTGACAAGCCATTGAGCTACAGTTGCAGATGCACCATTTGACTGGTCCATCTTACCAATCAATATTTCCCAGCTTGTCGATATACGTTGTAACGCATTACTAATTGTTGTAGGGAACTTATCGTAAGTCGCTTGCACTGATACAGATTGACTTTGAAGGGCTTTGACCACACGTTCAGAAGAAAGTTCGCCAGCTTCAGCCATCTTACGAAGCTCACCTGTAGTTACACCTAAGCCTCTAGCTAAAGCTTCAGCTAATCCATAACCACCTTCCATGATGCTATTAAATTCTTCTCCGCGAAGAACGCCACCTTGCATTGCTTGAATAAATTGAGTGACAGCTCCATCTGCTGCCTCTGCTGTGCCACCACCAATCTTAATCGCTTGGGTAACCGTCTTTGTTAGTGCTAACGCTTGTTGTTGCGTCATCCCCATATCTTTACCCACAGTGTTTAAACGAGTGAATAAATCAGCTGTTGTGGTCAGATTTGAATTGGTAGCTAAAGCAACTTGATGGACGCCAGCCATTGCTTGGTTAAAGTTACCACTATCTTTAGTGGCTATATTGATTCGCGCTGAAAGGTTTGTGTACGAGTCCGCAGCTTGTGTTAAACCCTGAACACTTAAACCAACACCAACAGCTGCCATTGCGGCAACCAATGCATTTACTGCAAATTTAGCGCCATTCACACCTTGTTGTAAGCCAGTAGTATTGGCTAACAGGTTTAAGCGAAAATCCAATGATCCTGAAGCCATACATTCCTCAACTTTTAATAGGCAATAAAAAACCACCCTAAGGTGGTTGTTAGTTTGTTTAATTAAAAAACTCTTGTAGGAGATTTATTTAAAAAGAAAAATTATCCGCTTAGCATACTGCCGCAATGTTTACACTTGATTGCATCAAACCTAATTAACTCTTTACAAAATTGGCAATTTTTTTGCTCTATCCCATTTTCGTCTAATTGTGTTCTATGCCCTGCGTTATAGGCAAGTCCATCACTTGAAACTAGTTTTGTTTTATTGAATTTTGATTTATTAGCAATCTCTTCGGTTTTAGTCTCTTGAATAACTTTTGGTTCAGGTTTGAAGAGCCTTACATTTGAACTACCACATGCACTACAAACCTTTCCACCTGATCTCCTCCATATTTCATACAAAACACCAGGTAATATTGCAAACCAAAGCAATATAAATGTAATAAAAAAACTACCTTTGGTTTTTGTTTTTCCTACATGACCACAAGCTAAACACTCTACAGTATGACTCACAATCAACGCTCCCAAACAATTCTAGTTATTACCCCACCAATAACTGTAAGCGTGTATCTTACGCCATCAATCGTATAGCGGTAATCTGTAGCAAAAGCTAAACGCCCGTTTGCATCCCTTGTTTTGTATTCATAAGAAGATTCAGGATTACCTAGTGTTTGAATCATATTGCCTTGAGAATCACCTTTACTCACAAAACTATTTGATGATCTAACACTTTGTGCTTCAGTAGCAGCATATATATTGGTAGAAGCTAAAAATATGAAAGCTAAAAATAATTTTTTCATGATATTCCCCTCATTATTTGAACAGAATATATATTGCTTTGAGGTTGTGCAATGTGAAAATTACCCTTTATTCATACTATCGATATATTTGTTATATCCATTTTTGTCAGCATGATATGCAACACGCAAGCTATTCCCCATGCTTAACAATGTATTTCTTTCATTTCGATGTGCCGCCTTAAGGTACTCTTTAAAAGCTCCAAAGCTATAATTTAAAATATCCGAATGTCTGTGCCCTTTACTAATTAAAAATTGAAATGAATCAAACCATGTGTACTTCTCTTTAGAATCAGTTTTTTTATTATTTTCTTGATTGAAATATGCTTGATTTACTTCGACTAGATTCTTAAATAGCTCAAGTAATTCACCGTCATTTTCCAATAATTTAGGATCTAAGTCTGAGACATTTGTTACTAATGAAGCAACCATGATTACTTGAAATTTAAGTTTTTCAAAAACATTAACAAATACTTCATCGCTAAAATTATTATTGAACATAATTCTAATTGGATCAGCAAATTCAGACCACTGATCAAAATCTTTCATCATAACTTGTCGGATTTCAATTTCATCTTTAAATGCAGATCTATTCGAGGCTAGAAAAAACTCATTCATATTGATTACCCGAAAACAGGCACAAAAAAGACGCTCATGCGCCCCTGTGCCTGTTGTCTTAATTATGCTACTGGAATTGTCACAACATGACCGTATAAACCAAGTGTAGGATATAAGCCTTTTTCAGAATCTGAAAGTGCTTGACCTGAGATTTCATATTGACCTAGTTCTTCATGGATCAATGGGAAAGTTGTTTCAGGTGATTTTTTAGTACGCCACAAACGTACAGCAATATTTTCACCTGTTGCAGTATTGATTCCTTTAAAGAACAACTCATATTCTTTATTGAATTCACTTGCGATCGTTGTATGGCTAACCGTACCAGTTGTGAAACTAGCTGTTACTGGATCTGCAATTAACTCATTGAAAGTAACCGTACCAAATACAGCATCAAGTGTGTATTTATCAGCTGCGATCGTGGTTGAGCCAGTCTTGAACGAAACTTGAGTTAAGTTGTAGCCATCAAGTTTGATTTCTTGACCAACCTTAATTGTTCCAAGTGCCTGATCCGCAACTGTAACACCGGCAACCTCAGATTTCATACCTGACAAGATGTATTGCAGATTTGCTTCATCTACTTCTTCAAGTTGCCCTTTGAAATTAACACCTGTTGTCTTGGTTAATACAAAATCGGTGGTCCGTTGTCCTGATGTGCTTTCTTGATGTTCAACCTGATCTGTTGTGATTTCAAGTTCGAATTCAGGAACGTTACCAAGATGACGCATCCCCCCAGCAACACCATTCGCAATCTCAGATAGATAAAATTTACCCTGAAGCGAAATATATTTTTTAGCCATCTGTTTTGACCTCTTTAGCTGGTTTTGTTTGTGCAGATGGTTTCACTTCTTCAATGATCTTATCTGCTTCTAATCGTTTAATTTGGTCATCTGAAAGACCACCAATAGTGTCACCTTTTACAAAGCGGCCTACAGGCTGTAAAGCTTTATATGTTTTCATAGTCACCATGATTTAATCATTTGTGCTTCAAATAAGAATGGGAAAAATGCCCGTCCTGCAGTTGTCTTACCTACTGGCACTCCAGCATCCACACGCAGGAATCGTTTGTATCCGACAATCTGCGGTTGGTAACCTTGCATTGCCGTAAGAATTTTTCTGATATATGGGTCAGCTAATTGGCGAATCGACATAGTTTCACTAAGTTGAGCTGATGCATCAGAAACACCAAGCGCGATCAACCACTGTTGATAAATTGCATTGGCTTTGCCATCTCCTGATGTATCAGAGATGCGGTCACCAACATAGATAATGCCTATACCCACATCACCAATAAGACATTCAAAAAGATCATCCACATTGAACGGCGTAACAACTTCATCAATATCAGGTAGTTCAGATTTAATGCGCTTCAAAATATCCTCTTCAAGCGCAAAATAGTTATCAATGTTTTGCATCAGTTAAAACCTTGTATAAATATTCTTCAATTTCAAAGAGTATTTCTTGTGAATCATCAACAGAAATTCCCATAAATGGACGAGGTGGGATATAAACGGCCTTAACCTTTACCCAACCACCTGTTGGTGTTTTAAATGTTAAATACTTACCTGATTTTGGTTTAATCGTGCCCCCAAAATGCAAAATAGGTGCATATTTAACATTTGTTCCAACACTAATCGTATTACCCTGAACCTTTGCGATAATTGAATTATGCAATCGACCAGTATCACGTAGAGTTTCCCCACCTTGGACTTTAGCTCGCCATGACTTTTTCCAAGGCTTATCATCAGTGCCAATTCCTGTGCGAATTCTTTGTTGCACATTAAATTCGAGAATATCTGAGATATCCTGCCAAAGTCCCGATGGATCCTCTACACGATCAACAACTCGTCGCATAAACTCCTGCAACTTATTTTGACCATGCATCTGTATAGAGTCAGTCATATCAAATACTCGGCATGTTATTTAAAATACTGTCTGAGAAAACTCCCCCTTTATACGTTGTACCAATTGGCATAGTTTTCGGTGATGTATCTGCAATAGCCGTCTCTTCTTCACCAGATTCATTGATGATTTTGATTGTCAGAATTCCTCGACCTACTGATACTCGCTCTAAAAACGAAATTGCATCTTCATAGCGTTGGCGTACCTCCTCACTTGCCTTAGTCTTCCAAAGCAAGTAACGGGCAATATCACAGATATAAATTTTGAGATTTTCAGGAACTTCAGGTAATGGGATTGGGTACTTCAAACCGATATATCCATCGGCAATATTTGAAGCATCTTGAATTGCTGATTTAACAGACTCATTAGTTGTTAAAGCTTTTTCTAATCGATTGATCTCTAACTCACCAAAGCGCAAGACGAGATCTTCACGACTTGCATACTCAGACATATATCACCTATTTAGCTGATTCCTTTGGCTTCGCAGCAGGTTTGTTATCTGCAGTTTGAGATTTTTCAATCTCGGCAACTTTAGCTTTTAACTCAGCTACTTCAGCTTCTGCTTTATTTTTAGCTTCTGTAAGCGAAAGTTCATTTGCTTTCAACTCTGCATTTTCTGCAGCAAGCGCAGCCATTTGGGATGCAAAGTTACTCTCTTTAGGCTGTTCAATGGCTTGCTCTTCTTCAATAGCCCCAGATGCTAAAAGGGCCTGAAGTTGTTTAGCTTCAAGCCCTTTGATTTCATCACCTGGTCGAAAGTGACCAATGGATTGTTTTGCAATGTATTTAGGCATTTGTGCCTCCTTAAGAAATAAAACCAGTACCGCCACACACGCCATTTTTGTTTGATGGCACTGCAAGTGGTGCTGATTCAGTCATCAAGAAAATTCCGCTTGGATCTTCGTTATACCACTGACGATCAAAGTATTTAGCCACTGCCCCATTTGCCAACATGTTTTTAATTTTACATTGTGCAATAGAGCCTTGGGTATCAGAGATAGCACCAAAATAGTCATCAGGGATGAAGCGCTTTAAACCATTTTTTAAACGGTAAGTGGCATCATAAACCCACAATTCTTTTTCATCCAAATAGCCTTTAAATGAGGCACCTTCTTGAACATTCAAACTTGGCTTATAAGGTACGGCAATCCCAGCATAAGGTTTCACAAAACGTTCTTTGAATTCTTCATTATTTGATAAAGCCGCCCAAACCTTTCCTGACATAAGGTAGAGTTTAGAAGCACCACCATTTGCATCAAGCAGAAGCTTTTCAATAGCTTCGATATCGGTTACTGGTTTAGCACCAGCCTGATTCCATGGAGTTAATGGTGTAAAGTTCAGGGACGCATCACGTTCATAATCAACCATGTTATATTCATAGTCATCAGATTGAAGTAAATACTTTCCTTTGAGCAATAACTCCGTTGCCATCAATAAAACAGAGTTATCAATCGCATCATGATTTCGCTTCATAACTGCAATTTGAGCAATGACCATTTTTTCCTGATCAGATAATTGCTGACTTCCTGTAGAGATGATCCCTGCAGTACGTAAACGCTCCATTAAGGCTTCATCAAATGAGGTTGCAGGAGTCACCATATTTTTTGGTTTGTAATACGCTGGTTGAACAAATTCGACCTTTGCTGCACGTTTAGTATCAAAAGGCTTACCAGGTTGATGTGGTGATACTAAGGGTGCAAGATCATGCACTGTATTGATTTCTGCAAGTGGGACCTCATCACGGTCAAATGATGGGCGATTTGGGAACAGCTTATCTAACAGCCAAGTATCCATTGGCTTATAGTTTGTGTGAATAATTGCAAGCTCACCCACATCAAGTAATTCAAGTGGTGCGCCATTGACTGTAAAAGACTGAGGCATTGTTTAAAATCCTTATACTTTTGAAAATTCGATTTTGTTTAGAATTGCTTTTGCACGTGCCGCATCATATTTAGATGACTCTAAATATTCCCCACCAATTCGCACAGCTTCGATACTGAATACACCACCAAAATAAATTGGAATTTCAATTCCATCAGCTGCCATTTGGGTTGCTTGTTGAGTAGTTACATCTTGGCCACATACAACATTCCAAGTTTTTTCATCTGTTGCATGAGTGACCACATTGGAATCAGATAAAATCAACAGATCGCCAGCTTTGTAAGCCGTTGCAGTAGTCACCTTGGCATTTGCACGACGAAGTTTTTCAACATCTAGATTGAGTGGGCGTGATTCACGGGTCACGTTTGCTAAGTAGGTTTTATTGCTCATTTATTAAGCCCCTTTATTCTGGCCAGCGAATGCTTGCGCACCAGAAGTAAACTTGTGAGGTTGATCTTGATTAGGTGTACCACCTTGCCCCCCAGTCGCTTGGTGATTGAATAAGTGTTGCAGCGCTGGATTAACTGCAGGAATAGGTTGCTGTTGTCCAGCTGGTGGTTGTTTTGATGAGAACTGATGAAGTTGTTTAGCCATAAAACTAAAAGCAACATCATCCATATCTGTATAAGACTTAGTGTCATCAGCACTGAATTGAGTGTTTAATTCAGTTTGAAGTGCTGCAATGTCTTCAGTACGTTTTTCAGCTTTAAACTTTTTAAGTTCGGTTTGTGCTGCGTCACGTTCTTCTTCAGCTTTCTTTTGAGCGGCTTTCGCCTGTTCGAGTTCAGTCACGTTAGTGTCCTCTTTGTTGAAAGTTTTAGACTTTGGGTTGTGGTTTGCTGCCACGGCGTTGGTATTATCATCGGCACCTAATGCACAAAACGATACTTCACGAATGCGACCGCCACGAAAAACAGTAATTGGCCCTTGATGAATCTTTCCATTCACAGTGACCGATGCACCCGCTTGAATTTCTTCTATTGCAGAAGGCTCGATACGAACAGACATTTGCCATGGAAAACCATCGTCTGAGTCTTGAGCAACCTGAGTACCAAACTCATTACTCATCAAATCACCTGTAACCGTTAAGCCTGTTTGATGATTAATGGAATGTGTATTGATTGCACCCGCCCTTTGACTTGATCGGTGTTCCAGTAATGCGGGAATTCGACCTTTTAACTGCATTGAATCGAGATCAAAGATAATTCGATCCCAAAACCAATGGTCAGTAATGACTTCACCGCTATAAGCGATTCCCGAAAATGTTCTTTTCTTTTTGCCATCCTCAGCACTATCAACACTCAGTTGCCCGAGCTGGAAACAATACTGATTAGGCTTTTCAGCTTCTGGCATTTTGATGCTCCATTAAAAAACCACCTATTAAGGTGGTCTTGAATTTTCAATTATTTAAACACTGTATATTGTATTTCGGGCTATAAATAACCGAGTAGCTTTCTCTTCAGTGCGCTTGAGTATGATTGATTCACTGGTCACATCAACCACTTGTAGGTTTAAATCAGATGCCAATAGAGCACCATCTAAGCCTTGAATTTTCGAAAGATCAATTGCATGGCCTTTCATATCTAAGATAGTGATTGTTTTACCTGCATTCTCAGCTGTTTTAAACAAAGTTGGTGTTTGAATACCGATTACATTACCTTTTTCCAAGTTGAACGAATCCAAACCTTTGATATTGTTTCCAGTGAGCTTATTTTTAAGGTTCTTTGCAAATCCAAGCATTGATTGGAATGAATCATTCATCCAATCCCAAATAGACTTAGATTTTCTATCAATACCTTTCTTAGTTACGGCATCTTTCAAAAGTTCGGTCAGCTTCTCATCTTCAGCTGCAAGCTCTACAACAAAGCGCGGTGCTGATGGTGCTATATCTTTGCCACTATCAATCACAGTATCTAAAAAATCATCTAAGATTTTTCGGTTTGATTTTTCAAGTGGTTTAAAAGCATCAACAATTGCATTTTCAACATCTTGCTCAAGCAAAGCAGTATTCTTAATATCAAGAATTTCAGATGAGTATGGAAGATCTAAAAGATTGTCTGCTATTTTTTGATCAAGCACTTCATTTAAATTCGAGCCCCAAGTCGCAGGGTTAAAACTCCAACCTAAATTACGTGCAACCTCTGGTAGATCTTCATCTGAAGTAATACCGTATTTCTCAGCTTGCTTCTTAGTTAAAGCAATCACATGGCAACGACACATAAAATCCCACGGCGGGTAATACAACGTCCAAAATGGATCATCAATGTGCCTAATGATGTTGTTTAACTTAAGGTGAGTTGGTCTTACCCGGCTATCATTAATCGCAACATACATCAAATATGGGCGAGATTCCTTGTTCGCCTGTTGCTGTGTCCATCTCCCATGTGCATAAGCCATCTGCATGTTAGTGCGATAGATAATTGCTAGGTGATGATCTGAGAGTTCAATGCCCTCATCAGCTATACGTTTCTTAAACTCATCAAATGTTGAACCATCTTCAGTTGATTTATTTACCAGCTCCAAAACAGTCTTGATTTGATCGATAGAGGCCAATCGACTTACTGTAGCAGAGTAATGCCTTGTTTTAAGATCCAGCAAGTAAAACTCTTCAGGTAAAACAACACTACGACTACGTGCATATTTCAAGGCTTCTACATAATCAGTCATGTCTATTTTCCTTGCATGGCATGTACATATCCCATCACATCAGACATAAACAACGCCCTCGACATTGTGAGTTCAAAATCATCTACTGATGCACCTTTAGTTGCTAAATACAACTTTGATACCAAATCGCTTGTGTCTGCGGATTCAGATACGATTAATTCAAGTTCTGATTCAGATAACAAAACCTTAGGCTGATTATTAGCAACCTCTTCAAGTTCAATCTGTTCAGGCTTTAAGTTTTGACTATGAGCTTTAAAATTGAATGAAGTTTTAGGGAGTGCATGGAATTGTTTTACTGATGCCTGCACAGATTCACCTATATCTCCATCCTGTAAGCCGTATTCGCGCTGGAAGTATTGAGGTGTGAGATTAGCCCCCGCATTTTTTAAATGCGCATCACGCTCTGCTTGATCCTTGTTTAGTGGTTTAGGTTTCTCACCTAAAGTTACTTCATACGTACCCCAATTATTCAGCTTACAAAGAGCATTCACTATCGCTTGCAAAGTAGGTGTAATCAAACGCATATCAGATTTTAATTTATCTAACCGAACATTTTCATGCACTTGACCTAATGCGCGACTCCCACCACCATCATTCCCACTAGTCAGGGTTTGCCCCAATACAACTTTTTGAATTTGACGAATCAACTGATTGTTGAATGATTCAAATGCAGCTCCTGCAGATCCACTTGTTCCAGAAGTTCCTAGTACCTGAACATCATCTTGACTATCAATTGAAAGGACGCTTTGAGCATGCGCGTTCAATAAAGCATTATTCATATCATTTGTTGTTGTATCTTTGCTTTTTACCTTACCAAGTAAAATTGGAGTTCCGAACCGCTCTAGGAATTTTGCCCAAAACTTAAAGCCATTTTGCTTAAAGAAGAATAACCAATACAAGGTGGCCAGCAATGCTTTACCATAAGGATATTCATAAGATGCTTTACGACGAGTGAGAAAGAATTTAAAAGTTTGATCAACTTCTTTCTCACTTATTAAGCCTTCTTGTCGATATATCAAACGCCCATCACTCTTTGGTTCAAACCACTGCATTGGTTTTTCGCCGATCCACTGAATACCTATGTGACCTTCAGGTTTTACTTCATATACTGCTTCCAAAACTGAATAACCAAAAAACAAAGCATTTAAGCCACATGAAACTATTTCAAAGTACCACTCTTTAATAATTTCATTGAGCAATTCAGCTTCTGTTGTATCGTTTGGCTCAACTCGAAAGGGTGCAGCAAGCAAGGCATCCAAGCGTGTTTCAATTGTTTGAGCGATCTCATCATCATCAAGCATAATTTTAAGCTTATGGCGTTGAATACCTGCTTTTCTTAACACTTCATCCGTATCGGGTTGTCTTCCAAAGTTCACTAAAAACTTAGTTACCGCTTCCTGAGAATACAAATTCCCATAAGACAAAGCCTTTTTTGACGCTTTGTCCTTTTTTGACTTTGTCATATTTGCTACCTATAAATTAAAAAATTCGACTTCCAGCACCTGCAGGTTTTTTACCTTTTCGTCCCTGAACTCCACTAAAGCAGATCATTACACTATCTGCTCGGTTAGGTGATGACGCGCCATCAGGTTGCTTATTTACTAGGATTTTTCCAGCACCATTTTTGGTGTATGTTGGTTGTGATAACTCAGTAACTAATGCCTCTAACTCAGCCTTTGGTAAATCCTCACTAGATAAAGAAATTATCGAATCAGGATCATATTTCATTCCATTGAGTGCTCTAAATGTATTTTGGAATCGTAATCTTAATGACCACCAAGCTTGTGCTTTTAAATTTGCAAAGAAATCTACATTCTTTCGAGCCTCAACCATCTCTTCATCTGGCTCAAACACAGCACCTGAACCTCTAAACGGATCTGCTTGTATTATCTTGATTTCTTTCGCTTCGTTTTGCTCATTAATAACTCTCGCATCACCACGCACACCCGCACCAAGCCCGTCAGCATCATAAAGAAACTGGTTTAAATTTCGCTCAATGCTAATATCAATTGTCTTTTGTGTGGTCCCAAAAATATCATCACCAACACCTGACCATGTTTCTAGATATTGCAGCACTACACCATGTCTATCCGCAAACGAGTTCTTATCTTTACCCTCATCAGCTACATCAAGTCCACCAATACGATCTCCTGATGGTCTAATATCCAGTTTTATATGAGCATCAATAGCTGCTTGTACCCATGCGCTTGGTATCAAAACACCTTCAACAGAAGCGGCATAGTTAATATCCACCTCTTGAGCAAGGACTACATCATCAAGTGTGGCTAATTGCTTTTCATACCATGGAAAAATCAACTTACCAAGCAATTCAACCTGCCAATTTTTATCTGGATTCGCGCGCCAAGGCATAGTAAATATTGAATAACGCCCGCTAAATCGATCTCGATAAAAACGATCACCAATACCATTAGGCGTTGATCCTTTGATATGAACGTTTGTATTTTGCGATATTGCTGCGTCTACCGCTTCTTGACGCTCTACAAATGCCCACTCATCAAGAAAATACATTGTGGTACGTCCACCACGGCCAATGTTGTCACCAGCTTCACCTGTGATAGTTGCACCATTATCGGGATTGATGATACGCATGTAATTGTCATGCACTTTTTCAACAAAGCCCTTAGGCTTCATCCAATCAGGCATTTTACTGAACATATCTCGGATTTTATGAAACAGCGTTTTAGGGTCACCCTTTTTATCAACCAACTCTTCCTTACGACTTCCTACACCGCCTGCGAAACCCTCAACAAATAGCCACCGATGCAAGAAAAACCCTAGTACGACATAAGACATTCCCTCATCACGTGATTTTTCAATCAAGCCGTGTGTTTGAGTATTTTCACGTTCAAGCAACCAATCTACAAGTTCAACCTGTTTTGGTCGTAATACAAAAGGGAGATTTGCGGGTAAACCGTATGACATACCACGAGGATCATAAGTCCAGATCCAATGGTTAAACCAATGCACTGGATCAGTACGGCATTTATAAAGTTCAGCCTGTATGCTTAATTCGTTTTGCTCTGTCACCGCTTTATAATAATAACGGCGGCTCATTTCCCCTATGACATCAGGTAAGCGGGTATTGATTGTCCAAGTCTTGATTAAGGGTGCAATTTCATCCAGTGCATAAGTCATAACTTACCTGTAATTGCTAAACGTGAAAGTTCTTGCGGGGTCAGTTTTGCAAGTTCTTCGGGTGTGTATTGTGGAAGTACTGGGGCGTGAATATTTTCAGTTTTAATGGTCCCACCGCCTGCGCCAGTTATTTCCACTCGCTTTTCATAAAAGCCTTTAACGATCTTTTGAATTTGATCAATTATCTTGATCGATAAGACAACATTACCTTTTTTAGAAATCAATAAGTCACTAAGAATTTGCAACTGAACAATGTCATTTGCGCCACTAATGTTATGTATAGGTTGCTTTAAATATTCTTCACGCGCCCTATTAAATTCATCTTTAAATTCTTGCCTTAGATCCTTTCCTGCCACTTTGGTTGGATCGTACACTTCGACTTGTTGAGGTGTAACAATCACATTAAGAGTTTCCTTGATATCCCTAACAACTTCAGTGGGTGTCATGAACTGAGCAAGTGACCGAATTATAAAGAGTTGTTCAGCCTTTTTTAGCCTTGCCATAAATCACCTTTCATCAAGGCTCATCAAGGAAACATGACAAAAAAAAGAGCCTAATGGCTCAATTTACTAGACAAGTTCCGCAGCACTTGGAAATATTTAAATCTGATACAAACGGCGGGTTATTTGCGACCTCAATCATTCGCTTGACGTTCTCGCTTGCACCCCACCGTTTGACCACCCCGATAAATTCCTCTACATCATGACCTGCTAAATAATGCTTTGGTAAGCCTGTATGATCGCTATAGAGTATTTCCCCATCCTCGTCACGCTCAACACCGATGTGATATAGCTCATGCTCAATCAAAGCACAAAATTCACGATCGTTCGCACTTTCACAAAAGCTTGCATCAACCGTAATGAGATATATAGGTACAAACCCAAACCAGTCGCGCATTTGTTGTTCTTGTCGAGCTTTACGCCATCCACCCTGGTTAAACATTACTTTTTCACACTGGCCTAACACCATCCGTTTTTTAGCTACTGCGGCAGATGATGCCCATGCGAATGCTAAAAATGTTTCATCGTCATGTAATAGCTCTGCTATGTGGTCATGATCCGGATTATGTAATGCACCGCCAAGCGTTAGAAGATTGGTTACCACCCATTCTTTTAGATCCACGGCGGGTGCCAAGCGAATCGCTTCTTCTTCATCTGCTTTATCAATTAGCTCAGTTGGTGGAAATGGTCTGATCTGTTCCATTGCAACAATCCATTTAGATATGAAAAAATGAGTATAGGTGAGGTGGGATATACATAAATTTAATAGCCTCTATAATGAGTCTTGCATTAGGTTTTAGGCTATATACATCACAGTCCAAATCTTGGACCTCCATCATTACCAACAATTCATCTAAAGCCGATTGTTCAAATTCCTCATAACACCCATCAATCACAACATGGGGTACACCACTGGAATCATTCTTAAATTCATCTTGAGAAAATCCAAAACCATGAACCAAAACTACTTCTGCCTGTCTGCACAGTTTCTTATATATTCTTTGTTTCATTGAATGCATGCCTCTTCAAATTCTTAAGCCACTGACTAGAAAAATTAGCTTCAACCTGTAATGGTCCATCTTCCTGAATTTTATATTTTGGCGCTGACTCTATTCTTACAACGGTGTAACCCATATCGGCAGCAACATCGTAACGATCCATACTCCAAGCCTTATCTTTCAACTTGCCTTTGCGACCACCCGACCAGGGACCACCAGAAATCTCAACTAAAATTCTATGTTCAATTAGATGGAAATCAAAACGCCAATGTTTTGTAGATTCAAATTTGAATAGTTTCTCATACTTGATTTTGAATACATTCAGTGATTGCTCAAAGTCTTCAAAAGCTTCTAAGTATGCTTCTTTTGCCTTAGGTAAAGGTCTTGCTCTTGGTTTTAGTTTAGGTAGATTCTTTTTTGTTCGTTCATGATACTGCTTTAAATCCAATGGAATGCAACTCCCAAAAATTGACTTCAGATTAGTGTTTAACTAAACAAAAAAAGTTAACTTAAAAATTTTATTTTTTTAGATAAAAATATCAACAACTTAAGCATATTGTGAAAAACGCAAAAAATCATTAAAATAAATATCAAACTTATGGTTATTAATTAAGTTTTTATCATTCCTGAAAGTTTCTAATGAGGTGAAGTATGTTATATTTTTTTTTAATCTTGTTCTTAGGAGTATCTATTGATGATAGAAATACATATTAAATTGACAATAAAAAAACCCCAAAAAGCAAAATCTATAGTTTGGCGACTCGATGACTTGCTTAAAGGGATTTGGTCTTTTCTACTTAGAACTAACTGGACATATGTCTTTGTTTTTACTAAGTTTATATATTGGTTACATGTTTATATAAATCAATATATACCTTATCTTACAACTTAATGTCCCCTGCTTCAAGCAAACGCTTTCTAATGAAGGCGTTTTTGTTTTAAACAATATATTTAAAAATAAAAACCCCGCCAATATCTAGAATTGAGCGGGGTTCTGTGTGCCGTAATCCGTTCGGCAAATTACATTTATCTCGGTAAATATCTTTTGTTTCCGCCACTTGTTATGCAGAAATGCCCACCCCTTGGTCCCACACAATAATTATTTCCAGAGCATGGGCAATAACTTGAAGTAGTGCGAACTGGTTGTTTAGTTTTAGGACTAGTACTTCTGCTACCAGTGGTTTTATTCTGAGCTGGTTTGTTAGTTTTATAAATTACTTGTGGTTCAGAAACTCTATATTCATATGGCAGACTTTCATACTTAGGTTTATCTCTATAGATTGTTTCTGGCTCGGCAATAGGCTTTCTAAAACAACCTTCGTAATCGCAAAGTAGATAAGTGCTAATCCATCTTGGTGAGACCGTATCATTACTTATTCTCGCCCAATTCCCATAATATCCATAAATGAAAATTTGATTACCACCATACAGCTTATCTATCTCATTCCCATTAGGTGCATCTTTGACTAAAATAATATCAGTATTCACCCATTTGGTTGCTATTGGACGGCTTTCATAATTATAGAGTTTACTTTTCAATACTTTATTAGGTGCTACACATCCAACCATTATTAAACACATGGCATATGTAATTATAAGTTTAAACATATTTATTTTACTTCTACGTAAAAATAAGTGACTAAATCTTATAAACTTTATCAAGTTAATTCAACTCATATTTATTTTTAAGTCCCTAAAAACGTATCTGCAAAATATTTGTTGCGAAGCTTGTGGACCTCCAATAAAAAAGACGCCAAAGCGCCCTTTAAATTATTTCTGCCTTGCCAGCTTCTCAGCCTCTTTAGATGCTTCAAAAAAACTCATGTTATCTGGAAACCAAAACTTATATGTATTTTCACCAATTACGATTGACTGTTGAAAGTAATCGTCCGGGGTTTTCTCTAGAACTTGACCGTTAAGTTCGCCACCAATACAAATTTTCATGTTTTTTCCTATTTATCAGTGGGAGTCTAACACCTATTAACTCAAATGCCTTGGTATATCTCCTACCGTGAACTCTGAATCATACTTAGTCTTAATTATTTGAAATAATTCATTAAACATTCTTTGGTAGTTGTCAGCCATCTGTTGATTTTGTTTCGCCAATAGCAATAATTCTTCACCTGCCTCCTGCAGTGTTCCTTTTTCTTCTTTTAATTCATCAACTTCAACCTGAAGTGAAGCACAATGTTCTTCTAAGTCTTCTCTTGATAACTCATGAAGATTTTTTAGTTGTTTCATTAGCATATCCATCAGTTTAATAAATCTAGAATATGCTAATTACTGTGACAATTATATAAAAGGCAAAAAAATACCCACTAAGATGGAAGTTAGTGGGTTTGAAAAAGAAAATTAACTTAAAATTGTGTGGATTACCATAACTTCGTCCACTATAGCTGAAATATGCCATACCCTGTATATTCAGTCAAGTGGATTCAATATCCTTAATTTGATTTTTAACTTTAATAAATTTTTCAATTATAAAGTGTGGATATCGTGATTTTATAAAAGCTAATCCGCATTTAATGTCTTGTTGTACTTGAGCGATATATGTTTCATTGCTTTTTGCTATGTCACGAATAGAATTACCCATAACATAATGTGACCAAATAGATGATAACCAATCCTGAACTACCTCATCTTCTATCATTTGAAAATCTAAAAACAATTTATGAATTGCACGTGCTTCATTACTATTTAACTCGCAACAAACCCCTTTGCGTTGAACACATAAACGATCAATAAAACTTTCATCTTTCATATACATTGCTAGTAAAGCTTCTTTCTGCTTTTGAGTAATTCGTTTTGTTGGCATTGTTTTTACAATTCGGACCATTGTTTCATTATCGCCATTTATCCAAGCCCCTAATTGGCGACACCAATCCTCAAAACTAAATTTTTTCCAGTCTGTTGACTGCATAATCGTAACTGCTGCATTCATATAATCACCCTTTTAACCGTCTAATTTCTTCAATCGCCTTGCCACTTTTCACCTGTTCAGTGCTATACCTAAACACTAAATAACCCAGTTCCTGAGCTGAGTTATATTTCTCCATATCCGCTATATAACCTTTCCCCCTTGTATGTCTGCCATTGCTCCAGACACCACCTTCAACCTCAATCAATATCTTCTTGCCCATAATGTGAAAATCAGCGCGCCACTTACGTTTAGGATGGAA